TACAGGATATACAATAGCCAGTTGTTCGTCGTTAAATTTGCCTAGCATCTCTTTTCCACTCTTACAGTTCAACACAAGCCATGGACTAATTTTGCCATCTCGTAAATGTTGTGTTACTCTGTTTAAACTTGCATAACGGAAATAATGAGTCCACGGAGCATTATTTGCATCAGCCCAATCCATCATGGTTTTGATTGAACGTTCAACTGCTGTTTCGACACCTTCTTTTTTGATAAGTTCGAGTGCGTACTTTTCGTATAGTTCGTCTCGGCACCAGTGATCAAGTTTGACTCCTGATGTGACCACATAGTCAACATACTTTTCTGGATATAGCGGTCGTACATTTGAAACAAAGGAACCAAACTTAACAAAAGCATTATAATAGGTAGACTTACAGAATTCTTCATAGGTCTTTGTACCTTTCAAATTTTGACATAGTTGATAAAACCTTGTGAACGCATAATAGCCTAACTGAACGTGCTTCTCGCCTTTTTGTAATGCTCTACGTTTTTGCTCACACATATGAACAGCAAGAGTCTTTTCTCTTGTGTAACCTACATTACAATATTGACAAACAAACGGTTTATCTGACATTAGTAACCTCTAACGTAATGTTTGTTAGTATCATATCCTGCATCTAAAACTGCTTGCCCAATGTCTTGATATCGTTCTACTTTTTGAACAGCATTTTGCATTTTAGTTGCAAACTCTAAATCAATTTGAATTCCTAACTTTGTACTGACTTTTTCTTTGAGCCATTTGTAATACATAATAGGAGTTGGATGATAATCCATATGTTTATCTTCTGCTAAGTCTCCAGGCTTTGCTCCCGAAAATGACAACCTTCCATCGTGTAATTCACAGAGCCAGTTGTACATATCACCTTCAATCCAATAACTATTTTGTAAAATCTTTTTGTAGTTTTTCCAATAACTCATATTTAAATCTGGTCTAAAGTCTTGCGAAAATGTCATTAGTATCTTGCACGGTGTATTCCTAGCCAAACTAACTGCCGCATGAATAAAATTAAAAGAGTGCATCTTATAACTTTCTTCTTCCCAAACTTTAGACACTACAAATCCTTTCATAGGATCCTGTTCTACATTTGCAAATAAACTTCCTCCAGGATACCAAGTTTCGTGTGCTTCTTCATCCCATATGTGATAATCAAATCTATGAAAGTCTGTCCATTGAATAACAATAACATCGTCAACTGAAAGATCAGTCTTACTTAAAAACTCTGAAAACCTTTCAAATATTTGTCGATTGCCTGCGCCTCGATTTGCCCAGTTGTAAAATTCTTTATAACTTTGTCCTAAGATGTCTGCCCATGTAGGCCAGTGATATCTTGTTAGGCTACAACCAAATGTAAATAATCTTCCATTAGTTTTTACCATTGAATTCCTCAATATATTTTTCAACTTCTTTTTTACTATTCATATCAACAAGCATCTGAATTTCATCTGTTTTCATATTAGGAAATATTTTTTCTAATTCTTTTCCTAACTTACTAGTATTGGCTCCTTTTTTCTTGTAGCCAATCCATTCGTGATATTGTATCTTCTTTTCTGCATTTGAAGTTAAGCATAACAGTTGCCATAATAGTTTTTGATGTTTAGCAAGTGTAAAGTAATGTTTGTTATAATATTCATTTGTCTTAAACACTGCAAGTTCTTGTGCTTCACGTTTACCCTTGACTACACTACAATAACGATTAAGCAAATAAAAAGAAACAGACTTCTTTTGCTCGGCATCAAGTTCATCCCATACTTCTCTGGCGCCCATATCAATTGCACCTAGAATATCTTTTAAAGGTAATTTATTCGTCATTTAGTTTTGTCTCTATACTGTATGTCATTCCTATACTAACACGTAACGGAACATTTGTCACGTCCATAGTATGCCAATAATGTGCAGGAAATAAAACTGCATTTCCTTTTTTATATTTTGTTCTTTTCATTTCAGTTTTGCCGTCATCTGAAAAGAAAATAGTATCTCCGTCTGCATCATTTACATAATAAACAAACGTCCATAATCCTGGCTGTCCATTTGCTACGTCGTTATGAGGACCATAATACACGCCTTTAACTGTTCCATTTAATCGTGTACGTGTAACTTGATTAACGTGTGCGTCCGGAATGTAATCAGGAATAATTTTCATACACAATGCTGTATGTAACATCTTGCTTAGTTCTTTCCAATCATCAAGGATACCACTCTGTGTGCAGTACATCACATTAGTAAACAGTGCAGGTGTTTTGTAGTTATTGCCTACTTCGTCTTCTTCAGGAACATGAACAAACTTCCAATCAACATCAGTAGTTTGATCTTCAATATACTTTACCATCCAGTCTGGAAATGGTTTTTCTATTTCAAAAATTCTATTAGGATCTCTCATTACCAGTTACTTTCTTTTATAAGATTATACATTAATTTTAACTTCTTTAGTTGTATTTGTAAAGACTTATTTCCTTCATTTGCATAATCTACTATTTCACTTAGTTCTAATTCACTCAAATACCAATCAGGATATTCTAGTTCTTCAATAAGAACACGAGCCCCTGTGCAAGTATCACGTTCAAAAATCGTATTACCTCCATCTGGGGATTCGTATATCTTTACCATTACCTAATTTTTGTACCTACTGTTCTTCTTACTATATCGTCATGATTAAATTCTGCCCAATACAGTTCAAATGCTACACCATCTTCTACACCTTCAAATTGATGAATCTTGCCCGGCTTGACCTGTGTAAACTCGCCTGGACCTAATATTGTTTCATCAACTAGACCTTCTTGATCAGCATCTTGCCATACACGCACAATCATCTTGCCTGACTCCACAAAGAATCCGTTCCACTTATATTTGTGTTCGTGTTCGCTACACTTGAAACCTTTTTTAAATTCTATACGATGAAATTCTAGTACACCGTTTGCATGGATCAATTCTGTTTGACCCCAAATCTTTCCTGCTTTCATTCGTCGTCTCCTTTGCTTTCGTTTTCTTGTGCTCGAATAATAATGTACATAACCACAACGGTTGCTATCATTCCTATAAAAAATAAACCTATACCAGCGCCGACAGTCATTTGCCTTTCCTTTTCATCCTAGTCATAAACTTTGCATAACTACCAACACCCATCATTAGACTGTTTAGTTTTGCTAGTTCTTGACTTGTTACTAAGTGAGTTTTAATGTTTATTCTTTTATCAGAGAGTGGAACTAAATGTAACCAAGGATCTCCAGGTTCAACTTTTAATTCTGTATTAAATGGAATCATAATGTTTACTAGTGAAGCGTGTTGATACTTAAATTCTGTTATTGCTGGAACTGTCCAATATTCTAAAGGATTTGTTTGATGCCATTGTGGTGCCATCCACATCCAGTCAATTCCGCTCTTATCTCTAATCTGCCAAGGACTCATAACTTTACCATGAAACATATTTGGTTTATGATGAGCATAGTCTTGCGGGTCATGAGGAATAACAGGACTATTTTCAGGATAGGTTTGAATCATTGCTTGATCAACTCTATCAAAAGTTTTAATTTGTAATTGCATCCACGCAGGAAAAATTACACCTGTAGTTAAAAGTTGATTGACATGAGGACAACGTTTTAGTGTAGCGTTGTCTAGTCCTTGGAATGTTCTGCTATCAAATTTACGTGTAGCAGGCATTTTTTTCCACCAGTCTGGCATCCAGTCTTTAGCAAGTACTGGTTCGTATGCATCATGAATAACTCGTTGGTCTGTAAAACAATCTAATGTAATAGTTGAGGGTTTCTTCCAAATACTAAACATTAGGCCGCGTCCTTAGTAATATGATTGTTATTCATTTGTGGTGGTCTTTCAAAAGAACAGTGCCAATTCATACCCATTACTATTCTTCGTTCCATACTGTTATTTGGTTGACTTTTATGACTTAACCAGCCAGGAAAGAAAACAACATCTCCTTGGTTTACTTCTACTTCTGTATAATAATTATGTAGACTACTGTTGTTTTGAGGGAAACGTGGATAACTTGCAAACATTGAACGACCAAGATTTTCAAATTCTAAGTTGCCACCGTGTGGCGGTTGTTTCAAGTATACTGAACATACCAAGTGACTGTCACCGTGATCGTGTGAATCAGTCCATGCTCCGTGATAATGACTATTAACCCAACTCTTAGTAACTCCAAATGTATTAAATTTTAAATCCCAAAGATTTAAAACCTTTTCTGCTTGTACTCTAAGCCACTTGTTTAATAATTGTGTTTCTTCCCACATATGTGGAGCATCTAGATGTCCAGTACTTGTTATGCCACCTTCTTGTTCAACTTCGCCAGGGTCAACAATAGTATCGAGAAGTTTAGCACCACGTTCAGCAATATTAGTCATATCTATAGGACAATGTGCCTTATAAACTAAATTAGGACTTATTAGTATCGGTTCCATTTTTACACACCTCCATTATAACTTTATTTTTTTTAAACTTACTAGAAACAATAGTACTATTAATCATTATTGTTTTTACTTTATCATCCCACCATTCTTTATCTTCAAGTATTAGATGAGCATTTCTTCCGTCTGCTAAAAACTTAATTGCTGGAGCAGTATCTATTAATAGCCATGCTCCTTTTGTATATAACTTATCGATTTGTGAAAGCACTGTATCGATAAAATTAGGTTCAATGTGTTCTAATACATCTGTACATACTAGCACATCTGCAGGCTCAGTCGGGGTTGTCATAAATTCAATTACACCAGGATCGTATCCCACTCCCTTAATTTGATATCGTGTTTTAATAGATTCTAACAACTTACCTTTACCACAACCGTAATCAATTACACTCTCCGGTTCATATTTTTCAAAGAACTCGTCAAGTCCTTTATACCAAGACTTCGAACCAAACGAATTCTTAGTATGATGTAACTTTAGAAGTTGACGTCTATAATGATCCGAAAGAGTGTGCACCATTAAAACAGTTCTCCGTAATCAATAGTTTCAATCTGTCTACTAATGTCTTTAATAAAGAATGCACAGAACGGATCATCGCCTTCTGTAATAGGAACACTTAGTAGTTGTCCGTTTTTAGTTTTTGGTACGTGCCACTTCACATCATTGTAAAAATTAATAACTTTTAATTCTGCAAAGTCTGGTTTGAAACTTGTTAATGGATTAAAGACGAATGCTTCAAATCCTCTATCGTTAATTGATGTTAGTGGAAGAACTTCTAAGTCGTTTCCACTTGAACTATCTCCTACTGCAATATGCCAATCTAATGGCATACTCACTTCTTTTCCTGCAATTTCTAAAACAATCGCAGGTGAACTAAATGACTCCAAAAAAATCAAAGGAATAAAAAAGAAATCAGGTTCTTTTGGATTACTATTATCCAAAACACTGAATCTAATGTCTTCTTCGATTTGTTCAGGCAAGTTGTTTAAAGAAAATGATTTATTATCTAATGTTAGTATATTCATGTATCTCCTTACCAATCTACTTTTTCTATTGTGAATGGATATTGTGCTTCTTTGTAAAACTTTTTACGTTCAGTAAGATGCCTCTTTGCATACTTACAAGTTGAAGTTATATCCCATATTTGTACGAAATCTTTATCCTTTGCCTTTCTTACTCCACGCCCAATGCTTTGAATAACTCGGACAAAACTTTTCCCGGGTTCAATAAGTACCAAATTAAAAATACGAGGAATATTAATGCCAACAGCGGCAACCCCATAAGTAGCGATAATAACCTCATTGGTACCTTCTTTAATTGTATCATAAGTTTCTTTTCGATCTTTTAATTTAACATCACCCTTTACAAAAGTTGAGTTTGGAATAATTTCTTGTAACATTTCGCCTGCACTAATTCTATCTACTAAAATTAGAGTGTTGCCTGTTTGTTTTATATTGTTAAGAAGTTTGCCTATATACTCAATCCTGTCTTTGTTAGTAACAAGATATTTTAATTCGCTCTGATAGTCAGTGTGTACTTGAGTATCAATCATTTGTACAACATTGACGTGACAATCAGATAATACACCCTTGTCTTGTAGTTCTTTTGCAGTAATACTTCCTACAACCGGTCCGAGACTTGCAAGAATACTTTGAAATTCAAATTGTTCTTTTGGAATAGTTCCAGTTAGTCCCCAACGTATTGGAGCATTTTTTAAGTTTTGTGTTAGTAGTTTTTTAAGTACATCTGCTTTTGCTTGGTGTACTTCGTCTACAATAATAGCACTAACACCATCTAAAAATTCTGCAAGTGTAAGGACGTCTTCACCGTTTTTGCTTTTCTTATCTAATATGTTTAGTGATTGCCAAGTGCAGATAGTATGAGTTTTGCCTAGTTCTTTTCGGTCTCCAAAGTAAACACCTGCGTCTAGTCCGCAGTTAATATAATCTTCTTCTGTTTGTGTAACAAGTGATTTGTTAGGCACAATTACAAGACTACGTCCGTATGGTTCACATAGATGAGATAGTGTAGCAGTTGTAATAGTTTTACCTGCACCTGTAGCAATCTCTTGTAGACTTTGTGGATTTTTTAAAAAGTTATTAACTGCTTCTACTTGATAGTCACGCAGAATAATATCTTCGCCTTCTGCTGGATGACCTTTAGGCCATACAACGCCTTGGTCTGCCCAGTATCGTTCTGTTACTTGTGGAAAACTTAAATTATGTTTTTCTCTGTTGTCTTGAATATCCCCAACTTCTACACCTTGTTCTTGTAGAACTCGAAGAATAACATCCAAGTGATTAATATAACCACTGCCACCTAAACCAAAGAAGCCTACAGTTCCGTCCCATCTACCTAGTTTATATTGAGGCAAATAACGAGCATAAGGAACTTGAAACTTTAGTTTGTTCGCAATCTTTCTCCGAACATCTACTTCAAGTCCTTCAATTTTTAGATTTACTTCGTCTTGTAAAACTATTCTGCAAGTTGTCATATTGTAATAATTCCTTCGTCGTATTTGCGTAGTCTTGAACGCATAGTACTAGATATTAAACTGTCTTCTTTTATATAAAAGAATTTTAAGTCAAAACTTTCCATGTAGATATTAACAATATGATTTGGGATTCGTGAAGTACCAAATGTTAACATACACGTTGGTGTCCATTCAGACTTAATAACCGGCTTTGAAATTTTCTTTCTATTAGCAACAACAATTTTAGTTTTATTTGTTACACTATTATTTAATCCCTTATCTCTGATGAATTGGTTAAATTCCTCATTATTTTTATTATCCAATCTAAAAGTTACTGAAACCTCATTATTATCTATAAATCCTTTTACAACATTCCAAAACATAGACAACTCATCAGATGCATAATCCTCATTAATAAGCACCAATAACGGAAATCGATTTAGTTCTCGGATTGATTCAAACAGTTGTTCAAGTGTCCAAACATCAGATCTAATTTGAATATTTGCAACTTGTCTTTCTAAAATTTTATTTGATAATGTTGAATAGTTACTAATATCAATAGTGTCAAACGAGTGTAATCCATATAGACGCCTTTTATCCCAAAGTTCTACGATATTACTTTCGGACGGTTTGCCATATAGTTTGGTTAGATGTGATTCTAATGTAGTTGGAATGTTTTTATATTCTAAATTGTAAATGCCAGGAACATATTCATCTTTGTTTGTATCAAATTTTTTAATATCATTATAGTCTTGAATAACTTCTTCATCAAACTCAAAAGGCTTATTATCAAATGAATTTGCTATATTAACTATTTTATAAACATTAATTTCGTTGTATCTAAAACTATGAATATGATCTTTATACACATAATCTTCTTTGTGAGTAAGTCTATCACTAGTTAATGATTTGATTTTAGCAATATGATCAATAGCATTATTACTAAACGGAAAACGTATACTAATATATGTGTTTCCTTCTGAAGTAGTTTTCTTAACCCAATGACTTTTATCTACAACTCTATATTCTGAACGTAGTATGTCGACATGATGATCAATATTGATTCCAACTGCTTTAAATTGATCTGAGTACCATTCAACCAACAAGGATTTAACCAACTCATGCTGTTTATCAGTTAATGCTTTTCCTTTAAACACCTGGGTACCGATACTATACAGTACCTTTCTATTTTCGTTATAGAGATTAAATGGTTTATCTTTCCAGTGTAATCCAGGAACAATTGAGTGTCCTACAAGAAACTCAAGACAATCCTCTATTGAATAACTATGTTTCATTAAATGAATCCTCTACTATTATGAACTAGTATACAGTCTTATAATAAAGAAGTCAAGCGTTTTTGTGGAATACCTTGTGCAATTTCAGGTACACTCCATTCTGTATGTACCAAATCGTTAATCCATTGTTGTCTATCAGGCCTGATCGGATTATTGTAATCTCCAAAAATAGGATTACCAACATCATATGCTAGACTGTGTTGACTTACATATGCAGGCACACCTTCGATGATTGATTGGATAGCAGGATTGCTAGACCAATTAACAATAGCATACACATTGTTAAAGTCTAAATCAAAATCATCATATGTACCGTTAATATGAACCGGATGCTGTAATTTAACATTAGGAAACTCGTGTTGAATACCTTCAAGTTTACATCTAGGATGCGGGCGAATTATAACCGAACGATCGGTTTGACTTCTAATATGATCTATAACTTCTAACACCCAATCACTAATAGGCGGAAGTCCTTCCCATTGTCTACTCTTATCATGTTGTGTACAAATTAATATATGTTCTCCTGGATCTTGCCAAGGTTTTAATTTAACACCGAGACCAACAGCACGACTACTATCCATACCCACATCGCCAAAATAAGCGTCTCTATTAATTCCATTTATACCTACTTTCCATGTAACATTTCTATGCAATGCTCCTACTTCTAATACTATAACATTCTTATTTTGATTTCTAAAATGATCCCAAACTTTTTTATTCGCTGTCATTCTTCCATGCCACAGTATACTCCAGATAACAGCAACGTCGGCATTCATGTCGTTGTAAACAACATCATGTCCTAACTGTTGACAGCCTTGAGCAAATGCTTGGAACACTGTTTTTGAATTAAGTGCTCCATAGTCTGTAAACAAACTGAATTTTATTTTACCTGTTGCCAATATGCCTCTTTCCGTACTCTAAAAAGATCTTTACGGCGACTCATACCTTCGGATTTACGTCCGCCTTTAAGATGATCAAAGTATGCACCTAGTTCGCAATTGATAAGGGGGTGCCCTTCTCCTTTAACTAAATGTCCGCTTAAATCGTGTATCTCAGGATATGTCGTTCTAATCTTTTTAAGAACTTCGTCAAATACATAACTATCGTGCCACTCTTCCATTCTAAAAATTCCATTATCAGCATCTTCATAGACACGTTCAAATTCTTTTAGAAAATCTTTAGAGGCAGTCTTCTTAACTTGCAGTCCATAAAATCCACACTCGGGCCATTTATGTCCTCTACCTAAATAACTTAGCCATGTGCTTGTAGGAAAGAAACTAATAAATTTTTCATACGTGATTGGACTATGACAAACTGTGTCAGCATCCATCCATACAACTAGATCATATTCGGGATCTTGACAGGCTTCAAATACAGCATATACTTTATTAGCAAAGCGTATTGCGTCCCATTTAAATTCTTTATGCCAATCTCGTGGACGTTTGACTTTAATTTCTGGAGGACATTTTCCATTTGCCTTAGGAACATCTTTCCACTTTTGTTTAAATGCTTGTAACTTTTGAAGATTAGATTCAGCAGAAAAGATTGCAATTCGATCTTCTCCTTCTGGAACTATTGGATTACAATTTTCAGCGTATACTCTTAAATCAATACGCTTATCTACATTTGTACTAAACGTGTCAATAAATCTTTGGCCGTATACTTCCATGCCTGCTTGATGGAATGTTGTGACTACTAGTATTCTCATTTGATAAATTTCCTCATATGTTGCCAACACTCTCCAGTTTTTAATTCATCTAAAGTCCAATGACACATTGCTAATTTCTGTAACCATTCTGTTCTATCAAAGACTTTAGGATGAAGTAAATCGTTAAAATTATAATGAGAAACATCTTTAGCCTGACTTCTTCCAGCGTCTGTCAAAAATACAGGCACACCTTCAATTGCCGCAATTACTCCAGGACTGCTGTTATGTCCTACGAATGCTTTTGCAGATTGTAAGTCGTGTAGTAGAGTTGTCTTTGTACTTGGAATTACATCAAGATGTTTGATCATTCTAGGATATAAATCTCTACGTTTATCCCCTGGATGAAAACGTACAACTATAGGGGAGTCTGTAACTTTACGAATTTTGTTAACTGTTTGTTCTAACCATTGTAATACATTTTGTCCTTGCATACTCCAGCCGCCGTCTCGCTGACAAGCAATAAGAATATGTCCATGATCTGCCATACGCCAAGGTTTAACTTGAATGTTTAAATCCTTTGCTATCTTATCCCATCGTTTTGGATCTACGGTTTCTTTAGAATAACAATAATCTCCAGTGTTTGCAAAAATGCCATCGTAACTGTAACGTAGATATGTTTTAGTATTGTTAGGGTCATATGCTAGGAATAAGTTACTGTCTACAATAATACACTTCTTTTCTCTTCGCATTTGATTTTCATATACTTGTCTACGCAATTTAAGATGAGGAACATTTTTACTGTTAGCATGGACAAAGCCTTGAATAACTGCTACATCGGTATCCATTGGATGAAATGTTTGACAAATAATTCCTCGGTCTCCAGATGCATTTACACCTGTAATAAAGTTTTTTAGTAATGCTGGTTTTTCAGGATTTGAATTCCCTGGTGGAATAACCTTCATGTATGATGCTACTGTTAACATAAATTTAAATCCTCTTGTATTCCTAGTGCTAATCCTGTACGTAATTCTGTTGTTGTGTATTGGCAATACGCTAACCAATTTTGCCAAGCAATAACTTTATCTTCATCTGGAAAGTATGGTGATTCAATTTTGCTTATTGAGTCCGTACATAACTCTCCTGCCGCACCTGGGGCAAGTGCAATAGCAGGAACTCCCATACTAATTGCTTCAGTTGCCGCAATCGAATTGTATGTTACTAAACAATGAATGTTATCTCTTAACAACTGTGCTGGTACGCTGTTATCGCCTAGTCGTTCTCTACGTAGTCCTTTATCTCTAATAATAATAGGTCTATCAGTATATTTTTTAATTTCAATAATGGTATCATTTACCCATTGATCTCTATTAATATTATAATAGTTACAAGGTTTTGCACTAGGAGTTACTAGTAGTATAGGACCGTCCATTTTTTTCCAACCAGTAAATCTATCTCTACTCGCCGCTTGATTAAAACGGTCATCTGGTAAGTCATACCGCGGTGTTGTGTGTTGTACATTATTTTTTACAACGCGATGCCAATCTTTTCTTTTTTGTAAGTTGCCCATATATCCTGTATCAATGTAATAGAAATCCCTATGTTGTTTAATAGCAACTTCAATGGCTTTACGCTCAGTCATACCTCTAACAACTAATGGAACTCTGTCAGGTTTTGTTGCTAGTTCTTTATAGCCGATGAGTTGATTGTTCTTAAACGAGGATATTAATAATTTAATAATAGCATCTTCGGAGTCAGTTATGTAACAGTGGTCTCTCATAATCTATCTCTCAATTTTCTTCTTTTTGCAACATAATGATCAAACTGGTCTTTGTTATAATTATTGTAATACCCCTTTTGTTCTAAGTCAATACTGGCATCGTCAAGTTTTGTAATTTTTTGAATAAACACCATTGTCCATTCATGATGGAATCCTAATAACCATATATCTTTTTTCATATGATTTAATGCAAAGTTCATTGCTTCTACACTACCTTCAAGATAATCTAACCCAAAAGGATTGTGTTCGGAGTAAACAATTACAACATCTTTTTCACCTGTGAAGTTTAATGTTTCCTTTGTAACTGTATCTAAAAAGTCTTTGTAATCTGTTTTTACAAATGAAACTTTATCATTAACAAAGGTAGCCTTAGCGTAAGGGCAAGGAGACATATTATTAAATTGCTCGCTTACTTTTGATAATTGGCCGAATGCCCAGTCTTTAACTTTTTCTTCAATCGTCATTTGAGTACATCATATCTGTGAGAAACTTTTTCCAGACATCTCCATATGCACAGTGTCTATAGTTTTCAAACCACGGTCCACCTTCTGTATAGTGTAATGCTTTTGGAGTCCCGTCTTGCGGTTCTTCATACCAGCCAACAAGCCAATTCCACTCATGACTCAGTGTTCCTATTTCTTCGTCTTTTAGCCAACTAAATCTATGCAAGTACTTGCCTGTGGTTTGAGGATTATTAACTAATTCTGTAGTAAGTGCTTGGTTACTTGGATGAGCACAGTTGAATAACACAACGCTTGACCAATTCTTACGTGGATAAACAGTTTGTGTTTGGCCATCCATTTTGATTCCAGGTTTAGGTGTATAGTCGTGCTTTGCACACATGACTGCATATTTGTCATCTGCTTGATCAAACAAGTTTTTTACATTTTCTAAAAACACAATATCGCTATCGCAAAACAATGCCCAGCCTTGAAAGTTCATTAGTTCCGGAATTAAAAATCTACTAAATGTAAATTCAGTTGATCCTAACTTATCTACGTCTCTCCAGTACCAACCGTGTTCTCTTAGTTCTGTAAGTTTAAGTGGTTCAACAACTGCTGTTGGAGAATTAACTTCAATACTATGTTTGCAAACTTGCCATGCAATGTCTTCTCTTGTGTCGTAACCTACGTATATTTTTTGTGTCATCTGCGTTCTATATCTTCCTCAACACATTCAGTGCCTCTTTGTATTTCTAATACATGAGCATTAACTCCGTTTGGATTACTGGCTTTGTGCCATACACCGATACCAATCTCATAAGGTTTATTATGTGATTCTAAATGCACAATATCTGTTCTGCCGTCGTATTCAGTTTCCATTTTGACAACTCCTTCTAATATATTCCATTGTTCACTACGTTTAAAGTGACATTGCATAGAAAGACTTTTTCCTGGGTATATTACAAGTTCTTTTACTTTGTAACCTTTCTCTGGCTTGTCATCTAGTACACGCCAATAACCCCAGTCACGTTCTGTCTTTTGTGTTTTCCATTCGTCGAGTATCCAACTGCTACTATTCTTTTTATCTTCACCACCGACGCCAAACACAAACTCTACAAGAGGATGATCTCCGTATGTTTTGTATTCAGGTGTTGTTATGTTAGTTCTATCTCCGCCATTGGCAAAGATTAGTTTGATATCTCCATGTGTACTTAGAGTATGAAAAATTGCTTGACAAGCCGAATTATCTGCATCGTCAAATCCGATTACTTTATCTACAATTTTCATTTCTCGTATTAATGCAACACGCTCTTCAAAAGGCATAAAAGGTCTGCCTTTCTTGCGTGTTAGCCAGGCATCACTGTTTACACCAACAATAAGTTTGTCGCCTAACTTTTTTGCTTCTTTAAGATAGGCAATATGTCCTGAGTGTAGTGGATCAAAACCACCTGTTACTAATACTACTTTCATGTAGATATTTACATTTTCAGCCAGACTAGACTATTCGTATTTGAGCGTAAAATAAGTATGTATATGGATCAATTGAATATTTTTGTAAACACTATGTATCACAGTACGTTTGCTAAACACGCTGACGTAAAGGCTATGTTTGGACGACTGGTTGAAGATTTCCAAAAGCAATCAAACAATACAAATGTTCAACATATTAACACTTGGCAAAGTAAAGACAACTTCCAAACTAATAATGCATTTAAGCATATTAGTGAAAGTGAAGAAATTAAAGAATTCTGTAAAACTATTTTTAAAGAATTTGATATTAAACAAGGTCAGCATATTGCCATAACACGGTCGACGATACAATGTATTATGCCAGGTGGGTGTTTAACTAAAAAGAAAAATACCCAAAGTTTTTATACCGGTATGTATTTTGTAACTAGTGATCCTAAGAGTGGAGGATTAGTTGTTGATAATCCTGCTAGTGAATATTACTACAATAGTATTCCTATAGAAAATAGAAATGCACTTAATAGTTGGCAAACATATTTGCCTATGCCCGAGGGTGAAATATATTTTATTCCTGGATATTTTGATATAAGCACTACGCCAAATCAAAGTGAAAATCCTCTAAGTATAATTACATTTGATTTAGAAATCATTAAGAAATGAACATTGAAAAATTATTCAAAGATGCAAACCAAAATAAATTTAGTTATGTATTGATGTTGCCTCTTAACGATAATGTATTAGAAACACATCTTACAAATTGGTTACAAGAACGTGTAAACCTTGTTAAAACGTCTTATAAGCACCAGAAAGACCTAGAGGCTATGTTTGATAGTGCTGACTATGTTATATGCAGTGTAGGCGCTTTAAAATGCGTCTTAGACACCAACAAACCGGTGTTCTTAAACATACATACAGATGAATTAGACATTACAAACAGAAGCAACATATTTGTTTTTGATCCATTACGTAATGAAGATAAAACCAAAATAGATTATAAACCGTTTCTAGATTTAGCAACCAAATGCTTACAAAAAGATTTAGACGATAAATGGATTCCATATTATGAAGTGTAGTGCATTTTGGAAACACACTAATATACGTAGTGGCAATAGAGTCTATCCTTGTTGCCGATTTAAACATTCTATTGATACGTTTGATGGAAATGTAGACAACATATTGCACTCTGATGCATACAAGGAACTTCGACAACAAAGCGAGTCAGGCGAACGTATACCAGGTTGTGAAAAATGTTATTATGAAGAATCAATACAACACAAAAGTCTACGCCAAGAATTTAATGAAAAATATGATACTAATTCCGTTGAACTTAAATTTTTAGAAATTGGGTTTGATAACTTGTGCAACCTAACTTGCGACGGATGTAATTCAGAGTTTAGTACAAGTTGGATTGTAAAAGAAAAAAACATTTATGGAGCACCAAAACACAAGTTGATGGAGATTGATGCAGTAACCAACGTTCCTGATACAATTGAAAAGATTTTATTTTTAGGCGGTGAGCCATTAATTACAGATAGACATCTGCGATTGTTATATCAAATTAAACACAAAAGTAAAGTAACGGTAATATACAATACGAATGGAACATTTATTCCTAATGACGATATAGTTAAGGAACTAAATCAATACAAAGATGTTACATTTATTCTAAGCATCGACGGCACTGGAGAACTTGCAGAAAAAGTTAGAGGCGGTACTAAGTGGGCCGACGTGGTTAAGTTTATTGACTGGGTTTACGACAAAAGTTTTAATTTAGAATTTAATACTGTGTTACACAAAAACAATTATATGGGTTTAGAAAAACTAAATGACTTTTGCAGACGTTTTCAAGATGTACGTTGGTATATAAACGTATTAACATATCCTTTACATCTTGATATAGCACTGCTTGACAAGGAAGAACAGAAACAATTAATTGATGTAGCAAAGCAGTGTAATGTGCCTAACAAAGAATTTATTATTAATCATTTACGAACTTCTTAATTCTATGTATTAACTCTACTGGTTGTTTTTGATTAAACAATCGTAGATAGTGTTCTCTGTTATAATTAAGAATAGGTTGTAACTCATTATATAAGTCTCTTAATTCGTGAATATTATAACTGTTTAGTTTCTTAATTTCTGCTGTTGCTAATTCAAACCGATGCCTAGCAAATGACATCGCATCATATCTTTCGTCAATAACATCATTAAAAGTTATGAATCCTAAGTCGCGTAATTGCTGTAGTGTGTTACGCAATCCAATAACAATAAACGGATGCTTGAACAAGAAACATTTTAATACTTTCTCTGTAAATGCTTCTCTATCGTCGTCATCGTAGTCACCTTCTGTAATAATACTAAAATAACTTTCAGCATAGTATTGACTACCGTCTGGCAGATTTCTAGACATAGATTTATATGTTGTTTCATCTAAGTCTAAACTAATAGGTAAGTTTTCTTTAAGACGGTTAATTGACTCTTGACTTAGGGTTGTGCCTTGTAATGATTTATCTAAATATTTTTTATATTCAGGTTGATCAAATTCTCCATCAAGGACGTATTTGTAATTACCTAATGGACAACTAAGATATGTATGTTTAGCAATATCATTTTTTAACAAGAAGTCTGTTGTTATTAACCTATGCAATCGTTCTTGTCTGTTTAAGCATAAAAACTTTTTCTTACGTAAATTACTATTACCGTTCCAGTCTGTGTCAATATGTTTATTAATGTCAATGCCGTCATATCGGTCTAAGTGTAATTGTACATTAAAATATATTTTGTTCGGACTCTTTAACTTTTTGTTATTAGTTAAAATAACCCAATCTTTAATATAAGGATTCTTTTTAACAGTCTCTTCTACCAACGTAAGAAATGTAGAGTCTGTAAGTCCTTCGTATGAGTCATCGATAACAAGAAAGGTCGGAATTTTATATGTTTCAAAAAAGTTAGTAAATGTTTTAAATGTATGATCATTGTCTCCAACATATTCAAAAAATACTACAAGATGTTCAATATCCTCTAGTATCTTATTATTATAACCTTCAAAGTTAAGAATGCCTTTGAAGTTTTCAATAACAGTTCCAAGGCTTCTGGAACTATTGTCCATTGTTATTAAAGGAACTGTTTTCATAGTATTTTCACGTTTTTAATTACTGCTTCTTCCTGCGGTTTTAGTTCTGGATTAGCAGGACACATAGAACAAATTTGATGTGGATGGAAGATATTTTTTACAAATGCTTCTAATACCTCGTCATCACACTCTACATCTAATCCTTTGTAGTTTAAATATGGTTTCCAATCAGGATCGTCTAACATATCAAATTTTTCAAGGTGTGTCTTTAACATACTAATAGGTGGGCACTTGTATAACTTACCTTTATAGATAATAGGATATGTAGAAACACCACACTTGCTGTAACTCTTAGAAGGCTGTTGATCGTTCCAAGGTTTAAGTTTGCCATTTACATTGCGTCGATAATCATACCAACCACCTTCGGTAGGATCAGTTACTTCAACAGTTACTCCGTCTTGTTTATGAGCAATAGGACTTACTATTGACCATTGTCCTTTACTATAAAACGAATCCCATAAATTTTTTTCAATTAATTTTCTTACTTCTGGATTTTTATTGTGTATACTACAACTAATTTTTGCACGACCAATTTTTTTTAATACCTTAAGTATATCGGGCCTTTTAGGTAATAAAAATCCATTTGTGTATACTTCAATAGTTGCATGATCAAATATCCTTCTTGCTTCTTTTAGGATATCATAAATCCGTGGATGAAGAAGAGGTTCGCCACCAATAATAGTTATGTGGTCTGGATCTAATCGACAGAACCATTTTTCCATATTAGCAACTATGTCTTCATACGACTCTACAAACGGATGTCCGTGATCAATAAACCGGTCACAACCTGGACAAGCCAGATCGCAACTGGTTGTGATCATATATTCAAGATTGGGTATATGGTGTCCGCGTTTAGTCAAAGTAACTTTCCAATGTGCCTTTACGTTTAGTATCTAAAGTAACACAATGGAAGCCGCCACTTAGTGTACGTGCTTGACGCATAGGCAATCCGATAGTTTCAATACCGTGTTTGTCTAACTCTTTACGTAGTTCTTCTTGATTCTCATCACAGATTACCAAGTTTTCATTTACACTCATAAAGTTCAAACCGATATACTTACTACAAGGTGATACACCATTTGGTAAGTTTGTACCAATGTCGATTACTTTATCACCTGGGAAATAAATTTTGTCCCATGACTCAAAGATTTTAGGATAAAAGTCTGGTCTAATTCTATCACCATTAAACAATACTAATCCCGGACGTAAAGGAATAACAGTTGAGTCAAAGTGTGAATAACTATAAAAGCCTTCAGCAAGATGCAACTTATAACCTCTTGGTTCAACAATAGTTTTAAGCCATTCGTAACCTAATTTAGTTCCACTGTTGCTTACTTGATACAATAAATCTTTACCAAGGCGTACAATGTTAGGTGCGTCAAAAACAATCTCTTTGTTTACAAGTGTTGGAATACTTAAATCCTCTAACTGATAACTTTCATCAAGTAGTTTTGGACGTGGTGCACTAATCCATTCACTACCGCCTTGCATTGCTTCATACAAAAATTCTCTGTACGCAGTTGTTTCGTACTGCCTTGCTCTCATTGCGCCGGGACAATCAATAATAAGATTATCTAAAGGCAACAATAAATCACGCGGACAATACGTGTACCACCCTGTTGTTTTCCAGTCAGGAGAGCCAAACTCCTTTGAATGGTCAATTGATTCGGGGCGCCTTACTTTAACACCTAAATCAGATAATACTTTTGCAAAATTGTCTAAATCCTCGTTTGCTTCATTAATTACCCATTCTGGACTAGGTCCTTCAAGATCCTTAATGTGTTCCCATTTACAATCAGCAAATCCGAAACTGTGTGTTGATTTATCCACTGTAGGAATACGTGCATGATCTGCAATACCTACAAATACTTCCTCTAACGGATCCCAATCATTATGACTACTTACTATTGTCATTTACTTTCTCTCCTATTAAATCACTAATGCAAACACGATTGACTTCTCCGCCTCGATTATACTCTTTGTACTCATCTCCGCCAAGACCAAACATAATACAATCTGTTAGTTGAAGATTCTTTTCTTCACAAACTTGATTGTATACATCAGTGTATGTTTTCCAGTTCCAATCAACCGGAAAGGTTTTAATTAAACTACTTGCTATACTTAAATCTATCCTATTGTGCATATCAACAGAATTGAATACATCAATGCCGTCGTCTGTGTTTGCACGTTCAAGACGAACACCTACTCTTAAAAACTCTGCACCGTAGAATGCTTTACTAATACTAAATGTAATCGTTTCTACTGCTGGGTAGTTGCTAAGATTTAAATTAATATTTTTTGTACAAGGATAATAAGCAAAATCAAGTAGTACAGGAATATTAAACTGTTCTGCATTTAACAACAACATATCTGTTGCAGGGTGTTGAATACCTCTATCACTGAAAGGGACACTTAGTATAAGTGCGTCACCTTCCATTAATGGTTTATCATTAATCCATTCAAATTGACTTCCGTTTTTTAGACAAGCCTGATGATACATAAACTCGCCTTTAAAAAATCTAAAACGTTTTTCTTTGTGCCTATAATGGAAATGATCAAATGCTTGCACAGTTCCGTTACATAGTGTAATGTCTGGAAACTCTTCAATACCTTTAATAAAATTAAATTCGCTTGATAAAATCCAATCTACAAATTCGTACTTAAATTCTTGTGGAAGTTTTGGATTGTATAAATCTTTTACAGGATTTAAACTTTCAATAAACTGTTTTACCTTATTATCAGGTACAGGTTTAGCACCCCTTAAATTCATTTTTTACTCCAGTTACTTGCATAGTGTACTTAGGCACCATACCATTGTTAGCACTCAAATGCGGTTCATCTTTTTCTATTATTATAGCATCACCACGCTTCCATTGCAAGACCGGATTTTCATTTATTTCAAAATAATGACCCGATTTCCAATCTTCAAGGAAGATGTTTACACGAATACAGTCTTTCGGGTCTACACTGTAATCGTTTGAAATTTTGTAAAATGTGTCTACATGACTCGGTAGTGTTTGTCCAGGCATCTGTTTCATTACTGCTACAGTGCATCTATCAAAAAGTGTAGCACCAAACTGTACGTAATCATCTGTTACAGGAAAACATTGTTCATACTTTGTGTTTTCTTTTGTAAATCCAGCAAGATGATATCGTTTGTTTTGACTTTCAAATGCAGTTGCTCTACCCTGAACTGAAACGTTATCCATTGCTCTATATGGCAAACGTATATAATTTAATTCAGGTAATGTAATGTTTATTTGTTCCATGGCTGATCGTATGGCGTTCCTGTTTTTTCATCATACCAATATAAACTACGATGTGGTGGATGTTTGTCATCATGCTTGGCATTACTGACGTAATAGAAAAACCTAATACCCTTTCTGCTTACACCTTCGGGACAAGTCATTGGTTCTGGGTAACCATGGAATGCAAAATTATTGTAGTTCCATATTACACAGTTGCCTGGTCCTACTGGTACTTTAGTATGTACCTTTTGTCTTTTTGTATCATAAAACTGCAACTGTCCTCCCCAATCATCTTGCCATTCATCATTGAGATATATTACTACACTTAACATACGATGCAGTCTAAGTTGTTCATTCCAGTTAAAATCTGAGTGAACTTTTAAACTATCGCCAGTAAATGATTTCATATATCCTGCACCAATGAGATGCGGATCAGGAATTAAATCAACTGTGTCTGTAACTTCTTGTAACCATTTAATAAATGTACCACTGTGTAGTGCGTGTACAACAGCGTCTTGTACAGGTGTACGATCTACATTGTTAAATTCATACATACACGATCCTGCTCTTGTAAAATGCTTACAGTCTTCTAATGGAATATCGTCAAGTTCTTTAGCCATTAGTGTAACTAAATCTTGAGGAATAAAGTTTTCTAATGTTAATAAACTGTAGTCAGGATGACTTCTATACTGCTTTTGCAGTTCGTATGTTTCAGGGAATTTATCTAATATATGGTTAATCAGTTGCTGTTTCATCAGCAATATTTAACTATGCAATGTTAAGATAGTGTCTCGTTTGGCTTTATTATCCCAACTAATATCATAGCCAATTTTAGAAAATATATCTAGTATATGTGCAACATCATCTGGGTTTGCTAGACTGTTTGTTTCAAACTTAATTTTTTTTGGTTTGAATTTAATGTTATATAGTTGTTGCATGATTTTACAGTCGCCACCTTCTGTATCAATTTTTAAGTAATCTAATTCGGTAACATTATATTCTTCAAGAACAGATTTTAAAGAACGTTGTTCTACCTTGTCTATAGTTACGTGTTCTTGTACATTATATTTTATGTGCATAGGATGATAGTTTCCTATTGAGTTACACCCTTTCATAAAAGGTTTTAAGTTGAGGTGCTTAATAGTATCAGGATCAATATAGTAAAAATCAATCAAATTATTACTACCGTCAAAACTAATTGCACAATTTAACTTAATAACATTACTTGGAGTTGGCAACTGATCTAGATATTTTTTCATAGGTTCGATCGAAATACCAATTTCATTATTAGCATTTTCAATCAATGTATGAAAATTACTAGTTCCTATTTCTATAAAATCATACTTCATCAAAGGGAAACCTATTTCTAAACTTACTTTTGTAATGTAGTATTCTTGCGTTACTTTGATCTTTCTTGAAAAAGAAATTATTATAAACTCTTGAATCAAAAACTTTTACTTTAGCACCTTCAATATCAAGTATAGTGTTAACACTTGAACCAGATGTAATTTTACATATCCTATTAAGACCGTTTTGATCACCACCTACTAGTAATGCTTCTTTACTCCAAACATCTAGAAAGTGTAATGCTCTACTGTTGTGTTTCCAAAAATTTACACCAGAGTTTAAATGATTTTTTCTAAAGGTTACTCCTACGTCATACTCCCCAATAGCATCGTCTATAGGGTGTTGCATAATGCAATCAATATCAATCCATGCAAGCCAACTATCTTTTGGAATACGTTGTAATGCATCTTTAATAACAAATGGCTTTTTAGGAAATTTCTGAAGTGCTTTATCGCTAGTTGTACTTTCAAAAGGCTTACCATATCCTAGTCCGCCAAGATCATACACCATTGGATCATATCCTATTTTCTTAATACTGTCAATGCAAGGATTAATAAACCGTTTTAAATTAATGTCACTAGCAACTACAATGTTGAACTTCATATCCGTCTACGTTTTCTCATTTTATCAAATGTATCTTCGCCTATTATTGGCCTACATACTTTTTCTTCAAACCATGGATTAAATGTTCCATGTTTTAAAATTGCATCAACAAAATAAGCCGATCGTTGTGATGTAAGTTCCCACGATTGTTTATCTCTAGGATTACGTCCTACCGAACAATGAATTCCTTGTACAGGTCTATTAGATAAACCTTTAGTAACTTTTCCTAAATCATAAATGCTATTTGCAATCTGATATAACATTTCTTCGTCTTGTCCTTTAGGTTCAATTCGCGGTCTTATATTTTTTGTATCTTCGTACCATTGAGATTTTACAAAATGTAAACCACTCATACGATTATGTTGACCTTTTTTGTTGCGTATAATATTACTAAATGGCAACCCAGATTCTTGCATAAGCATTAAATGAAATGGTTGAACAAATTCAGTATGCATTATATCTACATCAGTAATATAGTAATACTTAGTTTCCCAAGTTGGTGTTAAAATGTATCTATATGTTGCAACATGATAAGTGTTTGGTAATTGATGAATTCTAACATCTGGATCATTTATTTTTGATACTGCATTTAAGTCATCAACCCAAATTTCAATCTTACAACCAGGATTACTAGTTTTACAAAAGTATATAAACGGTTCTACGAAATTAACATATAAGTTATTAGCAGTTGTAATAAATGTTAGATCTCGAGGATCAAAAGAAATTATACGATTCATTATTTTTTCCTACAGTGTCTAAGTTTAACTAATTCTTCTTGTATGTTAAAGAATGCCTTAGTATAAACGTCTTCGACAATACGATTACAATCATGTACAAATATATCAGTATTCTTATTTGCTAATTTATTAGCCATATAGATACTTTGCATACGTCCGATACTTTTCTTTTTATTTCCTGGAGGTCCGTCAACAAATATTACGTCCCATTCGTGCTCATAAACAACAGAAGGTAAGGTAATTTCTAAGTTAGAAAAGTTATTAGAATTGTATTCGTCTAATAGTTTTTGATAATCTTTTATGTTTGATGTATATTCAATTAAGAATACATCTTTAGTTTTTTCTAGTACCCATTCCGGATCATGTTCTAGAAAAATTGTAGTACCGGTATTAGCGTGTCTCCAAAATTGAGAATCATGTCCAGTACCAAATATTAATAAATTTTTATTTCCAAGTCTTTCGGCAATGTAAGCATATTCGGATCTTTCCATTTGTCCTTTTTTAACTTTGGACATAAGGGTATCTAGTTCATTGTTAAATTGATGCATCTTCCATGCCCGCTACACGTAACTTAGTAATGTTTGTAATCTGCCATTGCTTCTGATCAAGTCCTTTCGAGATTCCTAACCATTTATTACGCATAAGAGCAAACTCGTTAATAATCTTTTCGTAGTCAACAACGTCTGCCTCACCGTCAACGTATTTTTCAACGTCACGACTGCTTAATGCACGTTGATAGTTTTCAAGATATTTTTTAAAAAAACTACTACGAAGTCTACGAAGTTCGATATTAAGATACTCAAGTATTGCTTCAAGTTCTTGTAATTGATTAAAACGATGCTCGACAAGGCCGGGCATTTCTGCCGCGGCCTTCTCTAGATTTCCATAAATTCGGATTTCTTTTTTTGCTTCAATAAGTTCTGCTTCGAAGTATGATATAGCATCTGGAATATGGCTAATATCTTTTGATATTTTGCTATACCACATTATTAATCCCAATCATCATCGTCTGAAACTAGTTCTTCATCTATATCAAGATAATAGTTAATTGCTGAATCAAGGAAATCGCAGTTACCAATGGCATCTTTAAGCGCATCATCACCAACACCATAATCTGCTAAAAGATCAACAAACCTTTCAGCAAGTGTTTCGAGATGTTTCTTATCTGTATGCTCTTTAAAAAGATTCCATATATCTACAACTTGTGAACTATCCATAAAACAAATTACTCCTCAGTTACTGGTTCCTGTACTACAGTTTCATCAGGTTCGATTTGAACCTCTTCATCTGTAATTAGTTCTTCCTCACGGTTACTAAAGTCATTCATGACTTGATCTAATAAAGTGCCGCCGGCTTCCCAAACTTTACGATATTCTTTAACTTCTTCGCCTGTAGTAGTAACATATTTAAGTCTGTTACCATCTTTAACAAGCATACCTTTTTTCTCAAAAAGATCAACAAGTCCACTGTAAGGATTCATACCAGTTTCGTATGGAATTTTAACTTGTACGCCTTCGAACGGTTTTGCGTAACGTGTTTTCATTACTTTACAACCTGCTCTAATTCCACGCACTTCGCTAATTTTATTACCATCTTCATCTTCTTTTAGTTTTAGTTTTTTCATTGCTACAACAATTGAAGATGCATAGATAAATCCTTGTCCACCTGAAATCTTATCATCTGGATCGAACATATCTTGCGATGCGTATGTATGGTTAGTACATACCAAGCCAACATTGTGTGAGCCAATCATATTAACTGTGTTACGAACAAGTGAAGTCAATGCCTTAGGCTTACGACCCATATCACCTTTCATATCACCCTTGTTAAACTGATCAACATCAGTAGGTGTTAGCAACATACCTAAACTATCAATAACAAATAATACTTTAGGACGTTCTTCATCCGGCATTTCTTTATAGTCTGCCATAAATGTTGAAATTGTTTTTGCTACATCATCAATCATTGACATATTAAGTTTAAGAAGTTTTTCTTCACTTGTGTCAACTTCAAGAGCCTGTAGCCATGTTTCATCAAGTGCGTTCTCTGAGTCAATTAGAACTACAAAGATGCCTTGATCTTGTGCCGCCTTTACAATGTTACCTGCACAGATATATGATTTACCTGCACCAGATTCTCCTGCAAAAACAGTTACCTTACCTAGTGGAACACCTTTGTTAAAGTCTCCTGAGATAAGGAAGTTGAGTGCATAGTTACCTGTACTAATCCAATCAGTAGGATCGTTAAATCCTGCACTCATGCCTGAAATAGATTTAGTTAAGTTTTTACGAAACTTAGAAACGTCAAATGCTTTACTAGCCATGGTTTCTCCTTTAGCATAAAAAGGGTGACCGAAGCCACCCTTTAATTATTATTACTGTGCTTGACGTGAACGGATCATTGCCAAGATATCTTCGGCTTTACCATTATCGCTTGCTGGTGCCGACACCGGTGCTACTTCTGGTGCTGGCGCCGCAGGTGCTTCTACTACTGGTGTAGTTGTAGCCTCTGGTGCTGTCGATACTGGTGTAGTCGGAGCAGATGATTGAGTATTCGGATCACCTGTACGTGCCGCCATCCCTGCTGGACGGAAGTACTGTCCCCAACGTTCCGGATCATATGCTTCACCGTCAACTGATGCTTGGAACATTTCTTGCATTACTTTAACTTCTACTTCACCTGGTTTCTTAGGTAAAAAGTCGCTCATGTTAAACAATCCATTTGTGTTAACTGCTTGCATCTCTGCATCAGTTAATGGACGCTCTCTACGTGACCATTGTGATGTTGAGTAATCAGCATAGCCGCCTTTAGAAGTTTTAATAAGTCTAAAGTCTACTCCTGCTGTATAATCAGTTGGTAGTTCTTCCATTTCAGGATCCATTAATGCACCCTTAATGATTTGGAAAATTTGTGGACCAATAATAAAACGTCTGATTGGATTTTCTGGAGTTTTGTCTTCATTAAGACCGTTCTCAGTTACAAAACCTTGGAATACGTATGAACGCTTTTTCCAATACTTACGACCCATATCTTCTAGAGTTGGATCTTTAAACCATCCGCGAACTTCGCTTAGGATTGGACAAGATTCACCATACATTTCCATACATGGTACTTGTACTTGAACTGGACGTGAGTCTGTTTCACCCTTAACACCTGCGAAAGGTAGTTTGATCATCAAACGCTCTTTCCAAAAGAAAGTGTTATTTTCGTCACCATCAGGTAAGAAACGTACAGTTGACTGCTCGCCTTCCTTTAAGTTCCAAAATGGGTAAATGGCGTTGTCGCCGCTTGTTGATTGATTAGAACCACCTGTGCGTGATTCTTGTTCTTTTAGTTTAGCACGAATTTCTGCTAATGTTGCCATAATTAAAGCCTCCTATGTTATTTGCCTTTGGCTGTTATTGTATTGCCTAGATTGTGCAGTACATTTACTATAATACACAAACTTACTTATAAAGTCAAGTGAAACTTTGTCAAAAAAGTGACTTAGTGAGCCAAACCCGCTAAAGTCTTAATTCTTGCCATCTCTTCATCTTGATTTGTAACCAATTCCTTCATGATGTTCATAGCATCTTTTATTGCTTCGTCACCATACTTCTTTTCAACTGCTGTCATGACCGCAGTTTCACCTTTAGGGAATTGATTAGAAGTGTAATCAAAGTGTCCTTTGATAAACTCATCTAAAGGTAATTCTTCTTTATCGTGTAACTTGTCTGGAGCATCTGCTTTTGATAACGCACCGTCTTTGTCAATTTTGATATCCATAGTGTCATCATCTGCTTCTTTTGCAAATGGTAACGGCTCACCTGCTTTTTCGTAGTAATCTACAATAAGGTCCTGTACTGATGTATCCAAAGCGGCTATAGGACCACCATCCTTTATAAGATTTGCAATGTCCATCATATCGTCAATTCGACCTTGCATCATTCTTACATCTTCGTCATAGCCTTGTTTTTTTGCTTCTTCTTGTTCCGCTTTAAATTTTTTCAAATCATCAATAACAAGTTTTAATACTTTGGGACTTTTTGGAAGTTCGCTTTCAGATACTAATTCTTCAGCAGTCCAAAAGTCTTCAACTTGTAGTCCTGCTAATCTAATAGCATCTTCGAGTGTATGTTCTTCACCGTCTGATGTTTTGAATTTAGTTCCTGGCTTAGCACCTTTGGCTTTTAGTGCTTGTACCTTTTGTGCAAATTCGTTGCCTTCGCCCATACTTTTGCCTTTTAAGCGATCAACTAATTTTTGTAGGTTGTCCCATTCAGGATCCGCTTTCAATGGATTTTTAAACATTACTCCAATGCCTTTAAACTTTTTGTCAATTTGTTTTTGAATTAAATCGCCGGCTTTGTCTTTTGGAATATCAAACTTATCCAGCATATCGCACACTGCGTCTTCACCGCCTTCTTCACCTTTAGCACAAGCCGCTAACTTATCTTTCCATTCGCTGTCAAGGTAGTTAGGTACTGAGCCTTCGTTTTGTTCTGGACCTTGCTCGTGTTTTGATGTAGCAACTATATTGTCTAAGTGTGAAGCATATGCATCTTCCATGTTCATACCTTCATCCAGTCCCAGCAATGATACCGCTTTTTCTGAACTTTCTTCATCTGCAGGTTCGCCCATTATTCTTTCAAACTCGTCGAACATTGCTTTAGTGATAGGTGTATCCTCATCACTTAAAAATCTCAAGGCATTACCTTCTATTTTGTCTTCGCCGTGTTTTGCTACGAGTGCATCGTATTCACTTTTTTCGACTGTGTCTAAATCCACACCCGAATCTTGAAAGAACTTAAACATACCGTCTGCTAAACTACCGATGTCTGCAGGGTCATATTGGTTATACTTTTCATACCATGCCTGGAGTTGTTCTTTCTTACCATCATCTGCTTCTTCCATGTTCATGCTGTCTGCTTTATTTGTTTCACCTTCGCCGATACTTAATGCATCGCTGACAGCACGAGCAACATCTTCATCATGATCGTCTGTGCCGATAATCTTTGCTAAGTCTGCAAACATTTTTGAAGTGATTGGAGAATTTTCAGGCTTTCTAAATTCATCCCATTCTGCATCTTCCCACTCGGATTCTTCTTTGCCAATTTTCTTTTCAAATGCTATAAGTTCGTCTTGCTCATATCCATCACTTACAATCCCAGTTGATGTCATGGCTTTGATCCAGCCCATAGGTAATCCATCACCATTGCCGCCGGTGTATTCGTCATACTTTGCCAGCCACATAGATAGTTCTTTATTCTTGTCACTAAAATCTAATTTTTCTTCGCCTAACAAATCTTCCGGACCAATCTGTGTAGGTTTTGTATTTTCTTTAACAAGATTATAAATGTAAGGGAATACACTTTTTAGTTCTTCATTAAATTGACGAATAGTTAATTCATCAATCCAGTTTGAACTTACGTCAGTTGGTACTTCTTCCATTACTGTTTCTTCAAATGATTCAAATGCTTCTTTGTAATAATTTTGTCTTTGTAATTTAAAAACTGTTTCTTTAACAGTGTCAATTCTTTCATTAACAATGTCCATGTAACCAGCAAGACCCTCAGCCATTACACTTGAACGATTCATATAAGTTTTGAATTGACGTAGTTTGCTAAGTTCTTCGCTGAGTGATACGATGTGCTTACCAAATGTGTCATATGCATTGCCACCTTCTGAAACGTGCATAGCCATTGCTCTTGCACCGTTGAGATGTCTGTAAGGATATTTAAATCTTTCACCCTCACTGCTTTCAATATAAATGCTATCAATTTGTTGTGTACGTCCTGCAGGATTTTCTTGATCAACTGCATTTCTATGCTTGACTACAAGTCTAGCATTTCCTAAATCTTGGAAACTAGTTCTACTAGTTCCATACATCTTACTTTCACTCATTTTTTCTTCTCCGGGTCTATTTGTTGCTATGTACTGATAATCTCTTTTATCTAAGTTTGTTTTAGTAATATCTCGAGTATCAAAATTAAGCATACGCTTTTTAGCAAAAACTCTTAATTCTTTCATAAAACCATACCAGTCTTCTTTTTGAATTTTGCTGTCATCTGATAGTAATTTGTTATTATATAGTACAGTTACTGATTTTTCGTCAACAGTAATATTTACTTTATTTCCTTTACTAAACTCAAAATCAAAAAATCGTGCTTTATTTGGCACATTTGTAATAAGAGAGTTTTCGTCTCCTAGTGTTACTTTAGGATAACGACCTCTAATCTTATTAAAAAGTTCTTCTGCAATTTTGTCTAAGTTTAACATATTAGTATTTATCTAGAAGCCGGAAGATACAAAAATTGGCATCGGCGGCTCATAATCCTCTCCATCTACGTGATCTTGCTTAAATGTATTGTACACTCTAGGATCCCAGTCCTTTAAAACTTTCATCATTCTTAATGCCAGTAGTGTTGCACTGATTAAATCGTCAGTTTCACCCGGCTTTGCTTTAAAACTTGTTCCACTTGCTACAAATCCTTTAAGTTCTGATATTAATGCTTTACTGTTAATCGTCATAAGATCTGATTCTACCATACTCTTTAATTTAGCACAAGCACTAATTTTAGTAGCATGGGTAGTATTAAATCCTTTACGGAATTTTCTAACGTGTCCTTTACGCATAGGTTCACTTACAAATAGCCCTGGTATATTTTCTTCGCCAATATCCTGAACAACAATTAAAGCCGCTTCTCCAATTGTGTTATTTTCTATACTCCAATAAATGTTACTAGCAGTATTATTCCTAGTTGTTTCTTTAATATAGTCACAAATTTCTTTTAGTATTCTAACTTGCCCAGTAATAGGAGTTGTGTTGTGTCTCCATTCTGCAACTTGTTTGTATGAAGGAACTTCAAACACTTGGATAGCAGAGTAATCACCGCCTGTGCCCATAGCAGGATCTAAACTAATTGTGTAAGTTTGTGTTGGATCTAATTTTTTATACCAACGTATTTGGCCCATATTCTCAATTGGATCGTTACCTTCCATTGACGCAAGTTTAATTGAATTAATTAGTGTTTCATCAAATACTAAGAATTCACAACCATACTCACGACGGAATCTTTCTTCTCCGATACGTCCTAATTCAGTTTTCTTCCATTCATCATCTCGATCAGGATGTTCGTCCCAGGATGCAGTAAACCCATGGAAACCATTAATACCTACTTGTTGTTCGTTGCCGTGTTCATCAAATTTGTTTTGAGATTCTTTCCAAATAATAGCAAATGTATCTTCGTCTGAGTTTGGTGTGCTTGTAATAATAGCACGACCACCAGTTGCTAGTGTAGGTGATATCGAAGTCCAAAAGTCTGTAGCAATGTTAGGTTGCACAAACGCAAACTCGTCACAGTATAGTAATGAGATACTCATACCACGTCCTGTGTTGCCTGTGGTTGTTTGTGCTACAATACGTGATCCATTTTCAAATTCCATTGACCCTTTATTATAGTTAACAACTCCAGCACGTATGTGATCAGGACACAGTTCATATCCGTATCTAATACGTTGCATAATTTCTTGGGCACCTGTATATTTGTGAGCGGCAATTAGAATTGTTTGGTCTGGATGAAACATTGCATACCATAATAGATATCCTGCGGCAGTAGTAGTCTTTCCGCTCTGTCTAGGTAACATATTAATATTAAATCGATGATCGTGATAACTTGAAAGTAGTCGTGTTTGATAATCATAAGGTTCAAACAACACTTTACCTTTTACAGGATGTTGAATATAGAAGAACTTCCTAGCAAAATATAGATACCCCGATTCAGGATCCATACAGTTAGCCAAATCCTCAATCTGTACTTGTGTAAACTTTTCTTTTTGGTGTGCTTTCTTAGTTAGTACACCGTCTAAACTTTTGTTTGCCATACTAGTATTTACTCAAAAAAATAGGGCCCGGAGGCCCTATTTGAAATAGCCTTTGAGTAAACTATTTACAACTACAATCTTCGCAACTATCGTCGCAATCACATGAGCCGCCGTCATTACATTCACAGCCTTTACCTTCAGACATAAATGTTTTTAACTGTGCCGCTAAACTTTTTGCAATTTCAGCCTCTAGTGCCATTGGATTATCTCCGCCAGCCGCTTTTGGATATGATTTCTTTTGACCTTGTTCACTACCGCCTGATAAATCTTTAGTCATATAATGCTGATCTTGATAACTTTCATCTGGCTCGTTAGCATAACCTTCAAAAGTAACATCAGGATAAAATTCTTCAAGTTCTTTTTTAAGTGTCTCAGCATCTTCTGGAGACATTTTGCTTGCCATTTCGTCATATTCGCCTTGAACATTTTCATCAGCAAAGTCATGCTTATCAAAAAAGTATTCACGTGCTTGATCTAAACTTACGCCAGCGCCTTCACTTGTTTCAATATCTTCTCCACATCCTGAATTGCCTAAATGATCTTTACCGCAAATCTTACATGGTTCTCCCTGTATGCCCGGCTTCAATTGATCTCTATCTTTTGGACCGTCTACAATGTCTCTTAACTTAGCCATGTCGTCGCTCATATCTGGTGGACCCATAACAGGCATAGGTGCAACTGGTTTCTTAATTGCAGTTGGAATACTGTCAATTGAATCTGCGCCCGAACCACCTTTAAGTGCATTCATTAATTTTATAACGTCCTCAGCATTGTCGCCTGACATATTAATCGAAGCAGAAGCGGCTTCATTCATCGCCTCGTCCAATTGCTGAATCTTTTTGTAAATGTCATCTAATCTCATAATTAACTCCCTATTGGACTTTTAGACTTAACGTCAGTCATTTCTGTTTTTGGTTGGTCTGATGTAATAGTCTTTGCAGTAGCAGTTGGATCGTACTCGTGTTCTTTACGAGCAGTTTCTAACTCTTTAAGCAAATCCATAACTCTGTTGTTTCCAACATTTTCTTGTGCTGATTCGCCGCCCATATCTTCTTTAGTAAGTTTTATTTCATATGGTGCATCGTTAATCTCTTGATAAACTTCTTGTGGAGCATTCATATTGCGTACCATAATGTGTGATTGTGATTTACCAATATTATAACCTAGATACTCTTGTAATGCTTCAGCGTGTGTTGGATATGTAATAGTTGCTTCGTAATAAGTTACTTCTTCGTTTTGCAACTGTGGAAAATCTAGTGGGCGTTCTTGAATTGGTGTTTTTTTGCCTGGAGTAATATTTGTAACTCCAAACTTTTTAAGACACATTTCAAGTTTATCTGCAACACCATCGTTGTCGCCAGCAACACCAATCTTAAACTCGTAAGTTTTATTGTTGTATGCTTCTGTTAAATATTCGCTGTATAATTTCATATCCGTTTCCTATTACAATGTTATTTATCCATGTTTTTCAATTTTTCAAGTAAACTATTTCGGTCTGCAACTACATATCCTTCACCTGAAACTAGATCATCGTCGTTTCCACCGTCTTTATCTTGTTTTTCTTTTTTAAGTTGCAATTCTACCATTTTAAGTTTCTTATCTAACTTAGCAACTTTAGCATCTAAACTAGTTTTAAGCATACCGCCGGCTACTTCAAAAACTCTACCACTATAACGGCTTTCTACATTCATACCCAAGTCCATTAGATCTTCGTATGCTTGCATGGCTTTATCTGCAACTTCATTAAGTTCTTTATCAGCCATTTCTCCTAGGCCTTTAACTTGTGGAAGTGCAGAACTAATCTTATCTAATTCAGCAATACTACGCTGTGTTTCTTCACGTTCAATAACAGCCGTTTTTGCTTCTGCTTTTGCTTCAGATTTTGCTTCGTCTACAATTTCTTTAGACTCGGGCAAATTAAGCAATTCTTCTAGTTTCTTCATAACTTAAAATCCATTATATGCTACTATTATTTAGCCTTTACGTGTTCCTTGATGGAACATATCCTTTTCAGTAATTACTCTAAAAAATAGTCCTTTATCTCTACACCATGCTCTAGCGGCTTCCCATTTAGCCATATTAAGTACTACTTGTGCTTGTTTATACTTATTACGTCCTGCACTTTCAAGTGTAGTTTGATTATCCGGTTTTACTTCAATTACTTCTGCACGTTGTTTGCCATTCTTATCTGCATATGCAATAAAGAAGTCTGGAACATAAACTGTGTGTTTACCTGTTAACGGATTAAGATAAGGTATCTTAACTGCTTCACTGGCCCACTTAGCAACATTGGGATTTTCATCACAGAACTTCATAAAAGCAAATTCCCAACTACTTCTATATAGTGGTGTTTTGCGTCCTACGTATTTGTCTGGATTTTTGAGGTTATATCGCCCTTGGGCAAATTTAGCCATGCTACACCTCTATGTTTCGTGCTTCGATTCTATTTGAAGTATTATCAACTTTATAACCTAGTGTAGAAATTTTTTCTCTATTGTAGTTTAATACTTCTGTAACTACACTGCTTAATTGTACTTGATCAGTTTGCTTTAATGTATCTAATAATTCAAAAACTTTAATACCGTCTAACTTTGCTTGTTGGAGTAGCACAGTTCCAACTGCAATGGCGCCTGTTTTACTAAATCCTCTATTTTCAAAAAATCCAATTACTGCGTCAACATCATTTGAAGGAAAATTAATAAAGTCAGTAAAATACTGATTATAAAATTGCTTTACTTCACTTGCGCTGTCTCTTGATTGTGTCTTTGGTAAGTTACTAGCCATTATGCACCTTTAATTATGTTTCCTAAGTTATTTAACGTTTCATTATTCTGAGCAGTCTTAAATGAGGCACTAGTAGTTTCCCATGCATTATTAATAGCATTGACACTAGGATCGCCTCCTCCTGCTAGGTGTGTCTTTTTAAATGTTGTTGACTTTGTTAAGTCTGCTAATGCATCTGGATTTGCTTCGAGAGCCGCTTTAGCATCTGATAAACTAGTTGTTTGTGCTAGTGAAGCAATTTTAGCAACTGCACTTACTCCTGCGATTGCTGTAACAACATTGTTCAATCCTCCATTGCCTGCTGACTTTGGAAACAATGAATTTGCAACGCCGCCAACTGGTGCACCACTTATGTCTCCTAACGCTCCTTTTAAAATTTGAAATCCTTCTTGTCTTAAACCGTCTTTACTTAAAGACTTGACATTTTTAGCAATATTACCTGCTTTTAATACTGTACCTAATAGTGCCCCCGGAGAACTAAATGCTCTGCCACTAGTAATATCATCAAATACATCAGCGGTACCAGACGCAACTCCTCCAACACCGAATAAACTTGATGTTCCTCCACCAGCCAATGTTAGTGGACTTGGAGTTTGGTCGTAATGTTCTGTTGCAAATCCTTTTGGTGCTGACCCTTTTGACACTGGACCTCGCGAATACCAAACTGTTTCAAATTGAATTGACATAGTACTTTGTACAGGATCACTTACAGACTGATCCATAGTATCGTGTTGCCAACTTTGAATTATCGGATTAACTAGCGTATATGCTGTATATCTTTTCCTTGACATTTGGTATACAATAATACTGTTAAAGAATGGGCTATAACTGTCATTATCAAAACCATAACGAAATTTATTTTGTGCATCTGTTCCGTATATGTTTCCTCTGTTGTATGCTGTTGCTGTTTGTTCAGGATTACCTGCTTGATCAACTGATGCATAGTTACCATCTCTGTAATAATATCTATAGTATGCTTCCCACATCGCTGTTGTTAATCCATAATTGTCATCATGGAATGTAACATTACATGGACTATAGTCAATACGTTTTTGTAAAACACGTTTTCTATTATATGCGTGTTTGACTTCAGTAGTAATATCAAACTTAGGCAAGTCTACACTTTTTACAAGCATATTAATTGTATTACTATGCTTTTGTGTTAACTGTGGAATAATTGCTGATGCTTGAGGATTAATATTAAATGCAACATGATAAAGGAATTTTTGCTTTGGAGCAAATTTAAAATTATCATCAACATATAATCTTGCGCCATGTTGAAAGTCTGCAAGATTGCCTTTAGGGTTGAGAGCACCACTGGCTAAGTTGTTAAGAAATTTGGATATGTCTGCCATACTAATATTTATCTAATATAAAAAGTACGCAGATAATAAAAAAGGCGACATAAAGCCGCCTTTAATATTTTTAATTAAAACTTTAATTAACTTGCGCCACCGCCAGTAACTAGAGTATTTACAGTTCTGCCTACAGCAGTACCAATACCAGTACCTTGTGGTGTTTGAATTGCGTTATCGTATCTAATAGATAGTGCAACAGTTACAGGATCATTAGTTGAATACGCTAATGAGTTGTAGTTTGCACTCTCAAGATAACAACCGTACAATTCAAAAGTCTCTAGCACACTTGCCGTATTCGCTCCGTTACCACCATCTAAAATTTCGATACGTGTAACGAATTTGTAATCCGCGCCTGAAGCCGCACTCGACTGTTCGAAGAAGTCGAATTGCTTCTGTAGTTGCTCGCCTACAAGTTTCTGAACATTGTTTGAAACATCTTCACGTAAGTTAAGTGTAATTGGTTCCCAAGTGTGTTTACCTGCTAGGTACACACGTGAGTTATATACATCAAGTGTAATCTGTTCGAATGAAACGTTAGGTCTTGTAACATCAACTACCTGTTTGGTTAATTCAGTAGTTGGTGTACTTACACCAAAGTTTTCTAGCGATACCCTAAAGCGGTATTGCAGTTTTGGCATTAACAAACCTTGAGCGGAAGAACTCGCGTTACTATCCAAAGGCACTGTTAATCTTGAGAGTGATGAAATTGCCATTTTATTTGCTCCTATTAATATTATTTATCATGTTATAGGCCCGCTATCTCACCAGTATTTTTAAGTCTTAGTGGAATGTAAATAAATTCTACTGCTTTTACTGGTTCAATCGCTATATCTACATATAACTCGTTACGATCAATTCTATTTGGTGTGTTGTTTGATTCATCACACACTACTAGGAAATCATATAACGCTCTTTGTCCTACAAGTTCTAGCATTAAACTATCAACTTGCTGTTTAATCTCATCCCTAGTGATCTTATCATTAGGTTCAAAGATATATGGTTTAGCAAGTTTGTTCAATTGTGAACGTAAGTAAATTACTAAACGTGCAACGTTAATTCTATCTAAAGAACTAGCGTTTCTTGCTCTTGTCTTTTGACCAAAGTTAACAAGTCCAGAACCAGTTAAGAATGTAATCGGATTAACTGCACTGCTGTACAATGTATCTCTTTGACCTTCGTTAAGTGCAACAGTTTTAAATTCACCTTCTGCATCAATGTAACCTGCGGAAGTAGCATTTGTAATGCCGCCTCTTCTAGTTCCTGCTGGTGCAAACCATGGATAAGAAACATTGTCACTTAGTGCAATAGTTCTTAGTATACCATGCGATGCTGGAACAACTACGTTATTTCCTGCATTGTCGCTTGTGAATAAACTTGGGTAAAAAATACCTAGGTATTCGTCATTACTTACTAGACCTTGATCATTATCTTCAACTGCACCTGCAACGTTAGTTGCCCAGTTGTTTAATGTAGTACCATCGCTTTTTAGTCTGAATGGAGAATCACCAACAACAAACGCAGTTAAGCCTCTGTCATAGTTTAGTGAAATCATTTCGCCAATTAGTTCTGGATATCCTGGTGTTGCCATTAAGTTAAAGATACGTGATTCATTATCTCTAATGTCATCATTGCTATTAACCATTGCTTGGAATGATTGTACAATAACTTTACGCTGTGCTTTTCTACCAAATGAACCTGAACCGTCTGCTTGGTTAGCACTTTCAGTTACCCATCTGTGTGGATAGTAAGCATCCATTGAAGAACCATCATCGCTACCACGTCCGTTATCTTCTGTAGTGTCAATGTAGTTACGTACAAATTTCTTAACATTAAATCCTGAACGTCTTAAATTCCAAAGCAACATACCTTTTGGATATAATGCTGGATCTGGAGCGTCTGGATCTAAGTAATCGCTTGCTAGTAGATCTGTAATATCACCTGCTTCGTCACTATTTGCACCTGCTGTATTATAACGTGCATCTGCAAATAAAATACCGTTGTCAGTTGATTGATCTGAACTATCTCTTAGTGTCCACTTTTTAGTAGTAAAGTTATACTGATAAACTAGTGGATAATTTTCTAAGTCTGCTGTTGAAATCCAAAGATCACCTTCAACTAAATCAGAACCATCTGATTGTTGTGTTGGCTCAGTTGCTGAAACAATTGGACCTGCTGGTGAAGTGTCGGCGTAATCAATGCTACCTGACTGATAATTTTGATAACCTACCCAGTTAGTACCATTATGAATTAGCATATCAACTTCGTCAACAATTGAATTGTACCATAGTTGACCATCTGATGCTAGTGCATTTGGAGCATCTTCACTTGCAGTATATGATAATACTCTCCAGTTTGATGCCATGTACTGTTCTGGATTTGTATCACCGTCTGTACCTGGAACAAAGTATAAGTTAGCAGTACCAGATGTTGCACTTACGTAAGGTGCATAACCAATAAGGTTAAGCAATCCGTCTGTGTCAACAAATCTAATATCACCGCCTAATGTATGTTCAATAACAACTCTGTTCTGTGCGTCAACTGAAGCAATAACATTTGTTAAACCTGCTGAGTTAATTTGTCCTGCAATTTCATCAGCGTCGCCTGCCGCGCCAGTAGTAATTATGCTAACTGTTACTGGTGTAGTAAAGTCTGCATCATTAACTAGTGTTTCAGCCACTGTAAATGTATATGTGCTTGCCGCAACACCACTTGAAGGAATAATGCTTGATACAACTGCTGTTGATCCAGCCGTTGCACGTTTGAAGATTTTAAAATCAAACTCTGCGTCACTACCTTCAACAACATTAGTTTGTGCATAGTAAGTATCAATTGATAAGTTCTTGCCACCACCTGTTGAATCTAGTTTTTCTAGTGCAGAAGCGTTGTTCGCATAAATCGGAACATCTTTCTTTTCCCACAAACCAGTTGTTGCGTTAAATGTTTTAACATTTAAGTTTGCACCTTGGTTAGCATCTGTAGTCTTAAACCAAACAGATCCACTTGGACGTGGATTAGTATCTGTTGACTTGTATTCTGGAATGCTTGTATGCGGAGCAATACTTAATTTCGGTGCTTGGTAAGTTGCCGCTGTTAAACCTAATCCTGCAACAATGTTGCTGTTTGGATCAGCAATAACAACTGCTACACCTGTTGAATAAATTTCTAACTTGCTGTTAACTGCTTTAGCAGTAATACCTGCTGTTTGTAAAGTAGCATCGTTATTAATGTCTAAAACTAAGTCTGCAAGTGTTCCACCACCAGTAACTGTTGTACCATTGATAGTAAAGTCACCTGTGAAAGTTGGATTGCTTACAGTACCAACAACTGTGGGCCAAGATGCTACCCAATTGTCAGAACCTACTTTAACCCATTCACCTGTAGATGCTTTATAGTATACTTTGTTTATAGTAGTTGTTGCAACAACAACATAGTCGCCCGCCTGTCCAACAGAAGTCTTCGGAACGCCAGTATTGCTATTACCTACTAGTTTAGTATTGTCTGTAATTACTGTAGGTACTTTGTTAGTGAACGTTTGTCCGCCTGTAGATGTTACAGAGTTACCATTCCATTCAAAAATACCAAATTTTGAAACTTGTGTGTCGAACCATTGTGTTCCATCTTCTGGATCAGCCGCTGGTGCTGTTGCACTTGCTTGCAGTTCGCCTAGATTAATATCTGCTCTTACGACCCACGCTCTGTTACTTACGCCTAAGTATGAGTATGCCGCTTGCAATCCGTATTCATTAAGTTCTCCACCGTGAATTGGATTGTTGTTGTTATCTGTATAAAATAACGGATCGCCAAAAGTCTCTGAAAGATCTCTTTGCGATGTTAACAAGAAAGGTACACCTGCATTTGCTTGTGTAGTTCCTCTTGCTGTACCTGTGCCACTTGCATTGGCTTTATCCTGTGCAGTAGCAACGAAAATCATTGGGGTAGTACCTGGCTCAGCGGGCGTATAAAAACTTTCGTCAATTACGCTGACCGATACTCCTGGTGATACTAAGTTTGCCATCTTGTGTTCTCCTGTTGAACTTTAAACTTTGTTCTGTCAATAGTATTTATATGTTTCACTCAAAAAGGACATTATATTACCGTCGAAAAAGGGCAGAAAAAGGTATGCTAAATACAATATGAGACCTTTATGCAGTTGTGGACAGAGGCCTGTAGCCGTTAATTATAAAAAACACAACAAAACGTTTTATAGAACTAAATGTGATAGATGTTTACGCAACGGAACACCTAAGAAACCTCGATGGCATCAATCAGGATATCGACAAAAACCCGAATGTGAAAAATGCGGGTTTAAAGCAGAATATAAAGAACAATTAAGAGTCTATCATATAGACGGAAACTTAGAAAATTGTAGACCTGCTAATTTAAAAACTATTTGTGCTAACTGTCAAATTGCTATGCAACGGAAAGGTGTGAAGTGGAAGCAAGGTGACCTTTCACCTGATTTTTAAGATCATCAAGTGTACTGTTGTTATCAATAATTTGTGTAAAGTTTGAATTTGCCCATGCCCATTCAGATGCATGAACATCCTTTGGTTCAACTCCGATATCTTGATACATTCTAAACCATACAGGATCTGCTCCTCTTCGAACACGCCATAATTCACTGCCCATTTTTGTAAGCATTAGTGCTTCGTTAGGAAACCGTACATCAGGTATAACAAAGTTTGTATTCTTATTATCTATTAGTATTTTCTTAGTTAAACTAACCCAAATTCCATCATAGAATCCGTTACGCATACATTCTGTGCCAAATTCTTGAAGCACTTTGCGTGGAGTAATTGTACGTCCAGTTTCTTTAGTCCAATAGTCATCTTGCGTCTCTCGCCATTGTCTTGATTCATCTGTTTTTCCATCAAGTAATTCTCTATCCCAATCAAACATAACAGCAACAGAATCTTTTAATTTGTCTGCAAACGAGATTTTTTGAAAATTGTGATTATCAATAAGATATTGGGCAACTGTATCTTTACCAGAACCGATTAAACCGCAAATGCCGATGATCATATAAAACTCCTTATTAGAAGTATATAGTATATAATCTTATGTGAAGGATGTCAAGTTGAATCTAGCCAATTGTAAAGCCGTAGCCAACGCCGCCGGCAACATTGGTCATTAGATCTTGTTCTAATTTTTCCATTTCGCCTTGTGCTTCTGCTTTTAGTGCATCGCCATTTAGAGTTGAACCTCCTTGTGGACCAGCAATAGTAGCAAATTTACTACGTGCTTCACCTAGCATATACTTACACTTAGCAAGTGTATAATCTTTAATCCATTGCTTTGCTAGATAGTCATTTAATATTTCTGAATCAGGTCGTTTATTGTAACAGTATAAAAGTAATTCTTCTTCTGCTCTAGGACGTTGAAGAATTGTAAGATTTTTAGTAGTGTTGTTCCATTTAAATTCAATAAATGATCCAAACATACGTCCTACAAGTTCTTGATAACTTGCAAACATATTATAAGTTGCTAGTCCACCCATATTTGAACTAGATAGCAAGTATGTATTTGTATAGGCTAAGTTAAACGGCTCAAACAATGTTCCGCCATCACCACCACCTGTTCTTGACCCAATTGATCTACGGAAAATTTGGCGAACTTCCATAATGTTTGGATCTAAAGTATACTCGTTCTGATCAATTACAGTAGTTAAGAATGCATAAGATTCTTCTACAGAATTATCTGAACGTTGACGATATTTGTCAAATGCCGCTTGCAATCCTACTTCATAATGTACTGGATCTAGTTCAACATCAACCATGCCACTTCCTAGCATAGCCGCTACATAATCGAATATTTCTTGTTTTTGTGTCGCCATAAGTTTCAGTCTCCATTAGTATTTATGCGAACGATTATCTAACGATAAATACTATTACTATGCCAAGGATAAGTTTATACAAACCAGAAAAGGGCAACGATTACGAGTTCCTAGACAGAACAGTAACAGAAATGTTTACTGTTGGCGGAACTGACGTATTTGTTCACAAATACTTAGGCCCTAAAAACCCAGACGAAGCAGATGCTACTCCGTCACAGCCTCATTACGATGCTGTAAAAGAAACTAACATTCAAGATATGTTATTCATGGAAAACCGTGATAGAAAATATGATCCAGATGTTTACGTAATTCGAGGTATTTACAATGTACAAGATGTTGACTTTGATATGAGCCAATTTGGTTTATTCTTAACCAACGACACATTGTTTATGACCATACCGATCAATTATAGTGTAAAAACGTTAGGCAGAAAAGTAATGCCAGGTGACGTATTTGAATTACCTCACTTAAAAGACGAAAATGCACTTAATGATTATAGTGTAGCATTGAAACGTTTTTATGTTGTAGAAGATGTAAACAGGGCCGCAGAAGGATTTACACAAACTTGGTATCCACATTTATATAGAGTTAAATTAAAACAAATAGTTGACTCTCAAGAGTTTAAAGATATACTTGATTTACCGGCAGAAGAAGGAAGTACTAATACATTACGTGATGTGCTTAGTACATACGAAAAAGAAATGCAAATTAATAATGCTATATTAGATCAAGCAGAAGCCGATGCACCTAAGTCAGGTTATGATACAACATCTCTTTATACATTACAAGTTGATGCAGAAGGTAAGCCAGAACTTGTGGGTGCAGACGAAACACTTATTGATGCTAGTATTGCTAATGGTAACATTGATGCAAGTAGAGTAAACGAAACACCAGAAAGAGAAGGATATCAAGGTTACTTAATCGGTGACGGTATTCCGCCTAACGGTGAAGCATTTGGTTTTGGAACATCATTCCCGCTAACTACTACTAAAGGTGACTATTATTTAAGAACAGACTTTTTGCCTAAACGCTTATTCCGCTTCGATGGAACAAGATGGGTTAAGATGGAAGATCAAGTACGTATGACTATGACAAATACTAATGATAGAAATACATATAAGACAGACTTTATTAATAATACTAAAACATCAGATATTAATGGTGAACAAGTAGAAGAAAGACAAAGTCTTTCACAAGCACTTAGACCTAAGGCAGATAATTAATGCAACATTTTTATGATGGACAAATAAGAAGATACATTACTCAGTTGATTAGACTTATGAGTAATTTTTCTTATAAGGATGGCGATGGGAATTTAAGACAAATTCCTGTTATGTACGGCGACATTACTAGACAAGTAGGACATATCCTTAGAGATAATTCTGAAAATAAAATTCCAAGTGCTCCTCGCATAGCAGTTTATATGACTGGTTTAGAATTAGATCGTGATCGATTAGCAGATGCTACACACGTAAGCAAGGTTCATTTGCGTGAACGTGCATATGATGAAGATAATAACGAATATTTAAATACACAAGGTAAAAATGTTACAGTAGAACGTTTAATGCCAACTCCTTATACATTACAAGTAACAGCAGATATTTGGTCAACTAATACAGATCAAAAATTACAAATTATGGAGCAGATCCTAATGTTGTTTAATCCTAGTTTAGAGATTCAAACAACTGATAATTATATCGATTGGACTAGTTTAAGTGTAGTAAATCTAGATGGTGTTACTTGGAGTGGTAGAAGTATTCCAACAGGTACTGAAAGTGAGATTGACGTTGGAAGTTTACAATTTACAACTCCTATCTATATTAGTCCGCCTGCAAAAGTTAAAAAACTTGGAGTTATTACAAGTGTTATTATGAGCATCTTTAACGAAGACAACGGAACTATTGACTTAGGAGAATCAACTCCTGAGTTTAAACGATATAATGACGAACTTGCAGAACAACCTACACAGCCGGATAATAATCAACCTGCTACTAGAAAAGATACTGCTGGCCTTGCTATTACTGCGTATAATAATTATGATTTACTTGTAATGGGTAACGAAGCACAATTAATTTATAGAGGTGTAGTTGGTTCCACTCCGTGGACTGAATTGTTAGATTCATTACCAGGATCATTTACGTCTGGTGTGAGTCAAC